CGGAAGGACTACGCCGACGGGAAGATGCCCGGCATCTGGTGCCGGGGCGGCATCTACACCACGGACGTCTTCGAGGGCACGGTCGCCGGTTCAACGACATCCGCGACTGGGACCTCGACCCGCAGACGCAGGCCGAGCTGCGCGAGAAGGGGGTCATCAAGAACTACGGCACCGGCAGCATCCTGTTCACCTCGGCCATGCCCCTGAACGAGGTGCTCATCCTCCCCGACGAGGAAGTCGGGAAGATGCCCATCCGCGAGGCGGTCAAGGCCGAGAGCGTGGACCGGAAGACCAAGTTCAAGACGGGCTGGCTCGTCTGGACGGAACTCGGGATGGGGGTCACCCGCCCCGACATCCTCGCCAAGATCGTCATCTCGGGCTGATACGTGATACGTGAAACGTGAGAAGAGAGGAGCAAAAACCCATGAAAATCCGAAGCAAGCGGCCTGGGCCGCTGGTGATCGCCGACGCGAAGCTGCGGCTGCGGCGCGGCGAGGTGGTGGAGGTCAAGGCGCTCAGCCCCCAGGGCGAGGGGGCATTGAGCCGGGGGTTCATCGAGCAGGTCGCCGACGAGACGCCCGTCGGCGTCCCGGACGCGCCGAAGGCGGCACCCCAGACCCCGGCGGAGTACGACCGCCTCTCGGTCGCCGAGGCCATCGAGCAGATCGGCGACGAGAGCGACCCGAAGAAGCTCGAGGCGCTCCTGAAGACCGAGAAGCGCAAGACCGTGCTCGACGCCCTGAAGCGCCGGCTCCAGGAGGTGAAGCCCGGTGGAACTCAGTGAGGTCATCGCCAGGCTCCGCCTCGACGCGGGCGACCCGGACGGCACCGTGTTCACCGACGCCGAATGACGGCGTGCCATCGCGCGCGCCGTTACCAGGGTCAATCTGGACCTGGGGACACACTACGCCCTCGGCGAGACAGAGCTGACGCCCGACCCCACGGAGGAACACCTGGAGCTTCTCCTTCTGGCGGCCCACGCGAACCTCGCAGGCATGCGCCGGGGCACGTCGGCCACGACGGGCATCTCGTTCCAGTCCGGCGACAAGCGCGTGGACAAGACGAAGGCGGTGTCGTCGTGGGCGGAACTGTGGGACGCCCTGTGGCAGCAGTACCGCCAGCTCGTGACGGCGCTGACGGGCGAGGTGGGTGACGACAGCATCCTGACGCCCAAGGGTCTGAGCCCCGTGATCTACGAGCAAACGAGCGAGTGCGACCCATGGGAATTGGAATCCTGACCGAGGCCGAGAAGGCGGCCATCGTCGCCGACGTGCGGGAGATGATCCTCGCCGCCGGGCAGAAGGGGCACCGCCTGGTGCCTCCGGCGCCGGGGGAACGGCTCTACGGCTCGGACGAGCAGGAGTACACCGACGCCGGCGAGTTCGCCTACGAGTTCGTGCCGACGCCTCAGGAGACGCTCAAGGCGATGGGCGCCGATGCGGTCATCTCGGTCTTGCCCGAGCAGGAGATCGAGGTCGGCGACCGCGTGACGTTCGAGGGCGGCGGTGCCGCCCATCTCGGCGTGACGAGGTTCAAGGCCATCACCGTGTTCGAGGAGCGGCTCTTCGGCCTGGTGACCCACAAGACCGTTCAACTGGTGAAGCACCATGGGTAAGTGCGTAGTGCGAAGTGCGATGTGCGAAGTTGCGAATCGCCGTCCTTCAACCTCGCACTGAGCACTGTGCACTGAGAACTGAGAACTATGGAAGTCAGCCGATTCGGCGACTGGGAGAAGGCGAAGCAGGTGCTGGGGACCAACCTCGGCGCCCGATTGGCGCAGGCGCTGCGCCAGGCGACGGTCAAGAACGCCATGTTGCTGGTGCGCGAGATCAAGAAAGGGATCACGTCCCAGGCGCCTGGCGGGGTTCCCTTTGTGCAACTGGCTCAGAGCACCATCGAGCGGAAAGGCTCCTCCAAGGCCCTGATCGACACAGGGTTCCTGCTGGCCTCGATCACCCAACTGATACTGGGCGACAGGGCCTTTGTGGGGCTGTTGCGGGGCACGAGGAACAAGGAGGGCGACGAGATGGCGAACATCGGGGCGATCATGGAGTTCGGCGCCACGATCAACCATCCCAACGGCGCCGTGATCATCCTCCCGCCGCGGCCGTTCCTCCACCCCGTGATGGAGCAGTACCGGGGCGAGATCGTGAAGAGCTACCGGGACGCTGTCGCGTCGGTGTTCCAGTGATTCAGTGATCGGTTCTTCGGTTGGAGAGGTAGTTGATGAATCCCCCGATGAGGCGAGCCGTGGAGGCAGCCAGTTGATAAGCAGCGTCGAACTGCGCCTGAGTGATGTAGCCGAGGTCGAGAGCCATGTAGAGATGGCTCTGAACCTCGAGCGCGGAGGCCTTAGCGATGTTGAGGAAGTGGACGAACTCCTTGCGCGTCCCTCTGCCAAAGCCTTCGGCAATGTTGGCCATGCAGGAGGTCGCCGCTCGCCGGATCTGGTCAGTCAGGACGAAATCACGGTAGAACACGTCCCCTCCCGTCAACCGGCAGACCTCGGCTGCCAGCTTGCGGGCCTCTTGCCAACTCCTGATGTCTTCGAACCGTTCAATGACCATGCAGGCATTATAGCGAACACACGCGCAACTGGAAACCGAGACACCGAACACAGGAACACCGCAACCGGAGGTTGCCATGTTCTCGGTTAGGGACGCCGTAGAGACATTCATCCGCCTGGTCCAGGCGGAGATCGCGGTGAACGCGGTCCTGGTGCCGCCCGACGATGCGTTCGAGGTCACGCGCCTCCCGTCGCTTGTCCTCCAGGGGCCGGTGCTCGTCGAGGACAAGCCCCGGCGGACGATGGCAAAGGAGATCGTGAAGGACACGGAGGCGCTGACGTACGAGGAGCGCCCCTATCCCAGGCTCTATCACCTGGACTTTGACGTCATCGCCACGACGGCGAAGGAGGCGGAGCTTCTGGACCTCGTGGCGAAGGTTGTCGCCTTCTTCGCCTTCCATCGGGAGCTGGAGGTCCCGCCCGGGGGCGAGAAGCTGGCATTGACTGAACTGACGCCGATGGGCGGCCTTGGGCGGGTGAACCTGACGAACCTCAAGCAGTCATCGGGCCGGTATCGGATCGAGGACTGTCCGGTCTACGGCAGCGAGGTCGAGACGGGCAAGCTGATTCTCACCCGCATCTTCGAGTACCAGGGTCCGGCGATTGATGAGGCGCGGACCCATGAGCCAACCGGCTGAAAGGAGCCCAACGCACATGGTCGAGATCAAGAACCTGAAGTTCCAGCCCCTGACGCTTCACCTGGCCAATTCGAAGCGCTCGGTGCATCTGGCGGCCAGGGGGACGGCGGAGATCGACGAGGGCGAGGTCTCGGAGGAGATCCGCCGCGCCGCCGAGCGCGGCTTCGTCGCACTGCGCGAGGCCAGGACCACCACCCCCACGGAAAGGAGCTGACGACCCATGGGCGAGTACCTCTCCCCCGGAATCTACGTCAAGGAGACGGACTTCAGCCATTACGTCAAGCACATCTCCACGTCGTCGGCCGGCTTCATCGGCGTGGCGCAGAAGGGGCCGATCAACAAGGTCGGCCTCGTGACGAGCTGGGAGCAGTTCGTCCGCAAGTACGGCACCTACATCGCCGACGGCTACCTCGCCTATGCGGCCAGGGCCTTCTTCGACAACGGCGGCAATGTGCTCTACGTCAACCGCGTGGCGCACTACGCCGACATGACCGACAAGAGCACGCTCACCGCCGTCAAGGCCGCCCGGACGCTGAAGGACCGCTCCGGGGCCAAGGCGAGCCGGACCACGGGCGTCGGCGGCACCGATGAGATCGTCTGGACGGCAGTGGTGCCCGGCGTCGCCGGCAACTCTATCACCGTCGCCATCGTCGTCGCCGGCAACAATACGCCCCTATCGGTCGACGTCGCGGGCACGCACATCACGGTCAATGCAGCGACCGAAGGCTCCGGCAACTGCATCTCGACCGCGGACGAGGTGGTCGCCGCGGTGAATGCGGACGCCGAAGCCTCGGCGCTCGTCGTCGCCGCGACCTCGGACGCGGGCGTGGTCAGCGCTGTGGCGCAGACGGCTCTCCTGGGCGGCGCCGACGCGAAGGACACGCTCAAGGTCGAGGCCGTGAACGAGGGGACGTGGGGCGACCGCCTCTCGGTCGTCGTCTCCGACGGCACGCTCCA